TTTAAGCCTTAAACTGCGTAACCGAGGCTAGAACAGTATATGTAGATGTTCCAACTTTGATAATCAAATAACGATAGCTATCAATGCCACTAGCATTACCCGCAGTAGGCGCACCACCTAGCCATCTTGTAGTAACTCCAGAAGTCGTACCATCCACTTGAACAGCAGAATTGTAGTAAGCAGTAGAGCCTTGAGTTACCAAGAAAGCCACAGTCATTGATTGACCTGTACTCATCAAAGTATTCAATGAAGTACCGCTAGAGGCTCTGAAGTTAACTGTCCAGTTAGCACTTGCGTTACTTGTGTAGTACAAGACTGACTGAGTGGTAATGTCGTAGTTAATCGTGCCAGTAGCCGCAGTTGCTGATACTGTTGCTACTTCTGCCGCATCGTTTAAAACAATCGCTGTAGCTGATGATGTACCTGAGAAAGTCTGTGTGCCAGTAAAAGTGTTGGCAACATTGACAACAGGAATGTTAGCACCTGCCAAAGTAGTAGCACCAGTACCACCATTGGCAATAGGAAGTGTTCCAGTAACACCAGTAGATAAAGGCAATCCTGTAGCATTGGTTAAAACGCCACTAGCAGGTGTTCCTAACTGTGGAGTTGTCAGGACAGGGCTTGTTAGGGTCTTGTTTGTCAGGGTTTCTGTGCCTGTCAAGGTAGCAAAACCAGAGGCAGTAAATGCCGCTTGAGTCCAAGCCGATCCTGTCCAAACATACAAAGTATTGACTGCTGTATTCCAGTACAAAGCACCTGTTAACAGAGCATTTCCATCATTGTCTACACTAGGAGCAGAAGACTTAGAACCTAAATATCTGTCATCAAAAGAATCATAACTAGCCGCTGCCGATGTTGCTGAAGAAGCCGCATTACTTGCACTTGTAGAGGCATTAGAAGCACTTGTTGCCGCATTGGAAGCAGAGGTAGCCGCATTAGATGCAGAAGTAGCTGCCGCAGTTGTCGAGCCAAAGATCGAATCTATTTCAGTTTTGGTATAAGCATTAGAGATGTTATAGCCAGCGATAGTCGTAGGGTTCGTTCCTGCCGTAGCACGACCATAAGCATCAAAAGTAACAGATTGGTATGTGCCTGGTGTTACACCAGAAGATGCCAAATCAATGTTGTCCGAATTGACAACAATACGACTAGAGGATGCTGTTCCTACATTAAGAGTATTACCTGTCTTTGTAAGACCATCACCCGCTGTAATCTGACCCGCACCAGAGAACTGCGCCCATGTAATCGATGTGCTACCTAGTGTCCCACCTGCATCTATTGTGCAGATAAAACCAGAATCAGCATTGGTTGTGCCTTTTTCAACAAAGGTAAAAGCCGCTACCAACTCAGCATAAGTGTCAGCATCAGTTGTGCGAGTCCAAGAACCTGAAGCAACCAAGTAAATACCATTGCCAGAAGCAGTAGACTGATCCTTAACCAACACTCGGTCTCCAACAGAAACCGCAACTCCATCAATTGTTTGTGTGCCAGACAAAGTGATATTAGCCGTTGTAGCCACAACCACAGAGGCTTTAGCATCAATACCTTGGGCTAGTGCATCGACATAACCCTTGGTAGCAGCATCAGAATCGTTTGTAGGGCTTGCCAAACCAGTAATGGTTGCCGATGTACCACTATCCATGTCCAATGAGCCAGAGATGGTCACATTGTTGAACGTAGAAGTACCAGTAGCGGCAGTTACGTTACCTGTCAGATTGCCAGTTACGTTACCAGTGACATTTCCTGTAACAGCACCCGTTACATTACCTGTGACGTTACCAGTAACAGCACCTGTCAACGGGCCACTAAAACCTGTTGTAGCAGTAATGTTCGTACCAGTAATAGCGAGAGGAGATGAACCACCAATAACCGCACCATTGATTGTTCCCGCGCTAATAGCGGCAGAAGCAATCGTAGCGGCTGTGCTAACAGTAAGGTTGGTAAAAGTACCCGCTGCAGCAGTAGTTCCACCAATCACAGCACCATTTATCGTACCACCAGTAATGGTAGCAGATGAGTTATCTGTCTTAGTAGCAATGGCAGTTGCAATATTATTAAACTCGGCATCAATCTCAGTACCCTTAACAATCTTTAGAGGATTGCCAGGCGAGAGATTATCTTTTGTAGCGAAATTCGTACTTTTTGAATAATTTGACATATTTATCCTATCTTGCCTTCTTTGGCTTGAAGTTCAATTTTCTGAATTGACAACTGAGTGCCGTTAATGGTGGCTTCGTAACCAGTTTGTACAATTTTACCTGCACTTGAAGCATTACTTGTCAATGCTTTAATTGGTATACCGCTTGAGAAGTCTGCAATTGCATATTCTCCAACCCCATACTCATAATAGCCTTGAGGTGGGATAAAGACGTTCTCTGACTGATAAGCGCCAGAATAATCAAAAGCCCACTTGATTGTGAGAAACTGATTAGAACCACCAATCACAATGGCAGTAATAGACTTAAGAATGGAAATCTGATTAGGGTTTCCTAAGTCAGCATTGTTTGTGTAGTACAAGAATCGATAAGAAGAAGAATCATCAAGATAACCACCATACTTACCAATGTAGCCATTCTTTCCAATGTACAAGTCTCCATTACGCAACGATCTAAGTGCTGTTGGGGAAATATTGTCCCATTTAGTTACACGGGAAGAACCATCTTGTAGATTTTGCTTTGTGTCGAAACAATAGACTTGCAAAGTAGCAGGTAAAACAAGTAGATAAAAGGCTTCTTTTTCTGAGTAAACAGATTTCAGATTAGCAAGAGTTTCACCCGCCAAGGATGATGCCAAGTCAAAACGAACATTCTTAGACAAGTCTCGGAGTGGTGCAGACTTCTCTTGAATAGTCCTCATCAAAGAACGAACACCTGAGTCTGACAAGAAAACAACGTCAGAGCCAATGCTTTGAATTGTATCCCTTGCGATACACCCAATAGAGCCTACTGTGTCGCTCAGAACAAGAGAAGCGGGTGTAGAAGCGTTTGAGTAAACAAGAATCTGCTTCTTACCAAAGATGAACAAGAAATCATTGTGTGCTGCCAAGCCCATGACTTCATCCGCACCATTAGGCCATACACGGGAGACATCCAATGTTCCTGAAGTACCACCACCCCATACATGACCTGCAATCAGATCAGAGAAGGAAATAGTCACCTTATCAGAAGCAGTATTAGCCACCCATAAGCGACCAAAAGCAGAGATAGCAACATTGGCTTGAGGAACTGTAGCTACATAACCAGACTTCTCTGACACTCTACGATAAGTAGTTGTACTTACTGCGGGGTCATAAATTAATGGATCGTGACCTGTTTGGAAGAAGTATGCAATGCCATTTAAGGTTGCACATTGCCAGTTAGATGCCGTGATAGTAGGAGCAGAACCCCCACCACCATAGGTCAACTCAGTCACCGCATTAGAAGTGCCGAGTTTGAATATCTTGTTGTTTCCAGCAAACAGAACAGTCAAAGTCCCATCATTCTGAACTAACTCATGGATAACACCAACATCGTTAGCACCTAGATTTCCAGAGGAAGAGTTAACCCTTGACCAACCTTTTCTAGCACCAATACGACCATATTGATCCAAGATGCAGTTAGTTGCAACCAAAGCAAATCCCGCCCCTAAATCAAGGGGAGAGTCTTCAGTATTCAGGCCATAAAAGCCTGGTGCTGAGAGACTGTAACTTTGAAGTTGAGAAGCCATTAGACCGCCACAAAATTGTCTTCAGGATAACGAGTGGACTCCAAGGCAATCGCATCAGAGAGCATTCCTCTAAACAGAGCATAAGCCTCGGCAGAGTTTGTTCCACCATCTTCACCACGCTCAATCAAAGCACGAGCATACGCACTCTGAGTCACTAAATAGTCCAAGACCTTGACAGATGTGCCATCAGCAGACAAAGCGGCTTGTGGAATGGTCAGGTCAAACAACAGAGTAAAAGCACCAGAAGGAACAGGGAACAAATCAACCTTTGTGTCGCCATTACCATCTACACCGCTAAAGCAGAACTCTGAAGGAATAGACTGTGAAGGTGCGCCAAGGTTTAGTTTGCGGTTCATGTCCACAAACTCAATATTGCGAAGACCAATCAAACTGGTTGTGTTCAGAGCATCATTGACACGGAACTTCTGTCCCGCACCTGTCAAAGCATAGGAACTCGTACCACCAGTAGTTGTTACTGTGATTGTTTGAGCAAGGCAATTCCAGTTGTAAGAGTCTTCAATCTGACGCTTGGCATCATTGACAAACTTGCCAATCAAAGAAGAATACGTTGTTTCGCCAACAGTAGATACTGTGCTTTCACGCAAGCGAACCAACACATCGTTAACAAGTTCTAAGTAGGTCATGTTCGTTGCGCTCCTATAACCTCAAATGTGGCAATAAAACTGAAGGTACTTCCCGTTTCAGTTGTAATTTGAATTTTATCGCCTTCTTCTAAGACAATATAAGCCGAACCATCAAACTCAATGTACTGCTTAGAAGTTAGGGTGTACGAAGTAAGGATGTCTAAAGTGGTTGCTGTACTTGCGTCATACCATTGGACTGTGATGTGCTTTGTATTTCCACCAGTATTGTGGATGTACATGACAGTAAATTTGGCGTAGTAACCCGTAGGTACTGTGTAAACAGTAGTCAGCGTTGCGGCTGTTGGGTTAACTCCGACAGATACAGGTCTCATTTGTTCCTCTTAGAGATCGCTTTAGCCTTCGCTTTAGCGTCTTCCTTGGACGATGCGCCCCAAGCTCTAAGAGATAATAGGAGTCGGGTAGGCTTCCCATCTTTCATCTCAGCGCCAGGCATATTGCCCATTCGTGCTAAAAAGGATGCCCTACGAGGGTTATCTCCCGACTTTACTGGTGGTTTTAAATTACCACCCGTTTCTGCATTATACGATGCTCTCCCCTTGGCATTCAACCCCCCAGAAGCAGATTTACCTTCTTTTCTTTGCCAAGCAGGAGATTTCATTTCTTCTTTGCGGTCTTAGCCGCAGCCTTAAATGCCGCCTCAGTAGGAGCGCCTTTAGAACCAACTTTACGCATTTTTTCCTTAGAACCCGCCTTGATGCGTTCTTGTTTGGCATTGATGTTAGCGTAGAGACCTTGTTTCATTTCTTCTTCCTTTTAGATTCTGAAATGGCAATGGCAATCGCTTGTTTAGGATTCTTCACCACAGGGCCTTTTTTGCCAGAGTGGAGAGTTCCTTCCTTAAACTCACGCATTACTTTCCTGATCTTGGTGGCGGGTTTCATTTGCCACGACCTGCTTTTTTCATCATGTTGGTAGCAGTACGACCACCACGGGTAGGCATAGCTTTAGGCTTACCAATAGCAATCATTACAGTAACGGGCATAGATTTCTTCTTGCCATACTCTTTGGCTTCTTTCTCGCCTTTTTCTGTATATGGGAATTTCTTGTTTCCAACTTGAGGCATATAAATCCTTATCGAATTAGCTTGGTTGCAACAAAAGAAATGATACCGCCTACTACAGAGGCGATAGCCATTCCAACGAAAAAGCCACCTTTAGACTTGTTAGCCATTTCTAAAAGCGTTTTAATATCTTGGCGAAGTGCATGGACTTCAGTTTGTAAAGCCTCAACTTGGGCTTCCAACTTACCAAATTCTCGTGGATCAATCTCAGCCATTTGATTTCCTTGGACGACCCATCTTCTTAACAGGTACTGGAGGTTGCAAGACTATTTGCTTTTCAGAAGTTTCTTCCTCAACTTCATCAATTCTGACGTAACCTTGATGACCTTTCATCGAATCAATATCGTGCTGATAGGTAAAAGTGACTGTCTGTCCACTTGTTAAACATCTAAAGGTCGCCATAAAAACTCCAAAAAAAGGGGGGTATTAGCCCCCTTTTATTACACCGAACGAGCCACAATAAGGTTTAATGTGGTTGATGCCAAATCTACAGAACCTGCTGTAGGGTTGTAAGTCACGATAGTAACTGTATTAGCGGCTGAAACATAGGCTCTACGAACCAAACCTGCCTCAGAAACGCCAACAGACATACCGATAACCATGTCGCCCAATGCAACGCCTGGAACTGTAACTGTATCTGTAGCGGTTGCAGTAGTAGCTACTGATGCGCTATCAAGAGTACAGGTAACGTCCCAAGTGTCTGTAAATAGACCACGGAACTGGTCATTGCCCCTGCGGGAAACGACTGCTGATGCTGCTGCCATAATAAATCTCCTTAATGTAAAAAATCCCCCCACCGATTAAGGCGAGGGGAAAGAGCTATCAAGCAGGGACAGCCAAGGCAAAAGCAGAAGAAGACAAAGCTGCACCAGTTGTAGCGGCTGTACGCATGGCTTTCACACCATACAAAGTATCAGACGTAAACAAGGTAGCCAAGTAGTCTTGTTTGTACTGAGTCTGTGAACGGATGCCCACTTGCTCAACCAAAACCATAGAGTCCTTATGACCCATCAAGCAGATACGATCAGCGCCAGAGTTACCAGCACCATTGTCAGCATTGCTTGTTGTGTACACGGGGATACCATACAGTTGACCGATTTCACCATTACGGATTGCATTGCCATTACCCACAAAAGCCTGTTCTGTGTAACGGGCAAGACCCATTAACGTGTTACGGCTTGAAGGAGGAATAACAAAGAAGCGACCATCCATAGGAGTGTCATTGTCGTCCAAACGCTGAATGGTGCGACGGATAGCGGCATCAGTCAATGCGGCTGCATTGGAAGATGTGCTGTTGTAAGCAGTAGTACCATCAGAACCGATAAAGGCTTTGGTAGTAGTGTTGCTTGTAGCGTAGTCGTTAGTACCGACAGTAGCACCATTGAATGCACGACCCAACTGGATCAAGCTAGTGTCCACTTGCTTGGCAAGCGCATAGCCCGCATCAGCAGTATAGAACTGGCGCAAGCTGTTCAAGGCTTGTGCTTCAACGATGTCCTCAATGAAACGTGAGTATTCAAAGTGTTGGTTAATCAACACTAGAACTTCTGTCTCAGTATCTGCAATCAGAGTGACGGCAGTAGAGGCGGCTTTTGCAGAAGCTGAACCACGGGTAGGAGCTGGAATGTGAACTGTGTCACCCTTCTTGCCCTTGAAGTTCATCTTCATTACGATGTTAGCCAATACAAGGTTTTTCTTGTAAGCGGCTACGATTTCATCAGACCAGATTTCTGGAATGAACGTTGCTGCGGTGGTTGTGGTTACCGCTGGTGTTGGATATGCCATGATTAAATCTCCTAAAAACGATGTTTAACGAACCCGTTTCTCTATGTACGCTTGCATGATTTCATCACTTAGCGCTGCATAACGATCTGGGTCTCTCAATTGAAGCTGAATAAGGTCAGCCCTTCTGTATACCTTCTTTGATGATTCACCAGAACCACCTACATCTACACCTACTGCCTTTAAGTTCTGTTTGCGAGTTACCTCACCTTCATCACTTACTTGCTTACTTTTTACAGTTCGTAGCTGTTTATAGGTAGATAGCAATTCATTGGCAGAATCGTAATCATATCCCGCATCGGCTTGCTCAAAGATTTTAATGCGAACAGGGCTAGACTTCACCCAATTTGCAAAATCCTGATCTCTGGCAATTTCACCAAAGTCGGGATGTTCTTGCGCTAACCTCTGCTGAATTTGCGCCTTCTTCATCTCAAGAGTCGCCATGCGAGCCGCTTGGATGTCGGGGTGATTATCAACAGTCCTCTGAATTGCCTTCTGTGGATTCTCAAAGAAATCTACTTCAGGCTCTTCCTGTCTAGTCTGTTGTCGTGAACCAAGGTTCTGTTTGATGAGTTCATCGGCTAACTTTCTGACCTCGCCTACTTCTTGTGCTTGCTTTCCAATTAGCTTTTCAGCCTCTTGGTGCATCCTCACAATCTCGTCTAAACTTTTATCCCTGTATTTCTCAGGGAGTTCAGGCTTTTGCTCGATCTTCTGTTCTTCGATCTCTAACTCGCCCAACTCTTCTTTGTCATCATCAATCAACATACTTATTTCCTTTTCCTGCCGTCAATCGGTTGTAGGAGATTCAACTCGGCATAATTGCTTATGAGTTGATTTTGCGTTCAGCCTTTAACTTATCTAAATGGCTTTTCTCGAACTTCCCATGCGATGATGGAAATGCTCCAGACCACCCTTCTAAGCGAAATGCTGGCGCTGAGAGAATGCGATGAGAATCCTCACCACACTCACACTTCAGACTTGTTGACTCATAATCAACAAATCTATCTGTCTTATGCCCGTTTATACAGGCAAATTCATACATTCTTCTCATTTAAGTCCTCAAATGCTCTTTCGCTGACTTGTTTCAAGTTTTTCAGCCAAATAAGTATAGATAACTCACCTTTTCTGAATTGTAGACTTTTTTCATCTGCAATTGTTGAAATATTATTCAAAGGTTCTATCATTTTGTCAACATCCTCCATCAAATCTATCCAACCTTGTGTGGACATTGTGGAGAATCTCTCTTCGTAGTACTTTTGAAGTTCTGGGTTCATTGTCTAGTCATCTGTTTTTCAACAATCTTAGCCTTGTTCTGAATATCTGCTTCTTTTAGCATCAATTCAGCAACCTTGACCCGCTTATCAAACTCTCGTGAAGCCAAAGCGTCATCAGTTGGGAGGTTCTTGGTGTTAGCCGCCATACTCTTTGCTTGCAACTCAATAGGCATCAGTTGGGCTTCGGTCAATAACTTCTGTGCCTCTGCCTTATTCTGCTCTGCTTGAGTCGTTTGGACAGCAATCTGAGCCTGAGCCAGTTGCATAGCCAGTTGTTGTTGCATTTGAGCCGCTTGTTGGGCTTGTGGATCAGCCGTAGCCATCTTGTCGAGCATCTCAATCAACTCAAATCTGTTTGACAGAGAAGAATTAGCCATGATGCCCTTCAAAATGATAGGCAAAACAGGTGTATTAGGGCCAAGAGTCTGTAACAAAGCGATAAATTGTTGTTGCTCATGCTCTCTAGCAATGATTCCAAGCGCTGCTGTAGGAATGAACTTCATGTCCACAGTAGGATAACGCTCGGGGTCAAACTGCATATATCGGTAGGCGGCTTTGGTGATGAAGGGGATCATAAAATCCTCTTGGAAGTTCACCAAAGTACGCTTGTATTTCTTGATAATCGAAGCAGTAGCCATCGAAATACCACCCTGACCCGCATCTCTGGACACCGCAGTAATCATTCCCTGAGAGTCAAGAGTGCCTGTTGCCATCAAAAGCATACGTTCAAACTCTTTGGCGGTTGTCAGGTTAGAGCCATCAGTATTGCCGAACTTAAACGGGAACAGAATCTCATTGGGATTTCCGTTTGTCAGGATTGCTTTGCCTGGCTTAACTTCAAACTTAGCACCACGGGGTAAACGGGTAGCATCCATAGCCATCATGGGGCTAGTAGTGAGGGCTAGTGAATCTAAATGTGAACGAACTTGGGCATCTATGGCTTTTTGTGAGTTGTAAGCCTTCTCTACAGTACCACGACCCAACAAGCGATTAGGAACTGTATCGTCTTGATAAGCAAGGATTGGGCGGTCTTTCATCATGTATGGATTGGCTTCTGCTTTGAGAAGCGTTCCATCATTGGCAATCACAACAATTGCTTCGACCAAATCGGAATACTCATCTTGGATGGTGTCTTCAGGAAAGAAATCCTCTACTTCACCATCTTCGTTTTCCAACTGTTCTAGGTACTCACGGGGAACTAAGCCATAGTAAGTAAGAAGTTTTACTTTGTCATCTTCGTACTGGGAGACCTCTTGGGTAGGCTCTAAGTCTGTATCCATTGAATCAGTACCGACCTTTACCTTGCGGTAGATGCCTTCTTCTTGACCTTTGACGATCTTGTGGATGGAGACATACTTCTCGATAGCCACACCCATACAGTCATCAATAGATGTGCCGTTAGGGTCAAACAGGAAGTTACGGGGGTTAACAGGAACAATCTTGACTGCAATGCGGTCTTTTTCTACCACTCCGATAGCGGCTTGTCCCATTTGACCAGGAATCGGTTGTGTTGCGGGAACAAAGACTTTCTCTGTTTTGACAACAATCTCACCGATGCCAGTGCCATAAATCTCAGCCAACAGTTCAATCTGGTCAATAGACTTGCGAATCTTGTCTACTTTGAAGTCTTCCATGAGTTGTGCTTTGATGGCAGCAACGTCTAGGGGACTACCATTGACATCACGAATATCGTCTTGAATGTCAAAGAACTCACCTTGACCAAAGATGGCTTCCATGATTTCAGCATGGCGTGTCTCTACGGCTTGTTGGGTAGCGGGGGTAACGATTCTTGAACGCTCTGATTCACGGGTTTTGTCTTGGACATCCCACTCACCATTGAAGATACGCTCGTACTCTAGCCAATCATCAAGACAGTTAACATCTCGCCAATCCCTCCAACGATCACAATGGTTAACAACAAAGTTAACTATTTCCTTGTCGGACTCGGTTGGTTCTTGATATTCCATCTTATACCCCACTAATAATATCTACTGGTTGCCATTCCTCGCTCTCATCTTCTTCCATATAAGATGTAACAGCAAGCTGGTCAATGTAACTAAGGGAGTCAGGCAAGTCATCGTGAACCCCTTGTGCAGGGAACAGGATTAACTGGTCTACGAACTCATCCCAATCTTCTTCCGAATTTAACACAATTCTGCCATGTTCGAACCTACCTTGTAAAGCCCAGATGATTCTGTCTGCTTTTTTTCTATTCCCATGGGTCAAATCTACAATATGGGCAAAGGTGTTGTTCTTTCGCATTAAGTCGCTCAGATAGGGTAAAACAGCGTTCTTTAGCGCCCCCCTCTCTATCCCCACACTTAAAGGGCGGTAGTCCCTAATAGCAATCAGAATCTTAGAGGCGGTCTCTCGGATGTCCCAACGTCCATGTTCAATTTTCTCAACAAACCATTTCCCATCGTCTGTAACCTTAACGATTGAGATAGCAGACTCGTCCAACCTCTTCTTAGAGTTGGCTGCTTGTTTGGCAACTTCTTCAAATCCTGCAAGGTCAACAGCGATGTAATAGCTTCCATGTTCAGGCTTAACCCCGTATTTAATCCACTCTTCCTTGAAGATGTCCGAACCCGCATTGGTAAAAGAAGCCATAAACTCTTGCTTAAAGGCGAAGGAACTCAGGGTCTTTTTAGCGGAATCTATCTCTGCTTGGTCAATCAAAGGGTTATCAGCGGTGGTGAAATGCCACGACTTCCAATCAGGGTCATCTTCACTCTCACCTAGTTTAAAGGTATCATAGAACCAGTTTCTACCCTTGGGAGTCCCAATAAACAAGGCCCTTCCACGCTTGTCAGAAAGTGAAGCTCGGATAACTTGCTCCCACGCTTCAGGCTTAATATCCGCTACTTCGTCCAGTACAGCATAGGTCAAAGACACGCCCCGTAAGGTATCGGGTCTGTCAGCACCACGGACGTATATCCTAGCTCCGTTTATCAGGGTAATGTCTAGATTGTTTACATGACTACTCTGAATAACCTCTCTACCAAGGTCTAGCAGTAAGTCCCAGACGATTTGACGGGACTGTCCCATAGTTGGAGAGACATACAAGACTGCCGAACCAGGAGGACACTTCAAACCCTCTATTAACAGGGTTACAGCAGCCATCCTACTCTTACCGCAACGCCTACCAGCCGCAACAACCTTGAACCTCGTTTTGTCGGCAAAAACTTCTTGTTGCCACGGCAGTAAGGAGAAATTGAGATCAGCCATACTTTGCCTCTACATCTTCTGGTTGTTCATCAATTATGGTCGGTTCAGCACCAATCCCTGTTATGTTAATGGTCACTGCTGACCTCTGGCTCTTGTCCTTCTCAAACAAAGAAACAGGTAGAGTCCTATCCAAACACATCTTGAGGGCTACTAATTGATGGGGATGCTCATCATTAAGGGCTATCTCTATCACCTTCTGAGCCACATCCTTACCTCCACTCCTAATCATTAGCTCTTTAAGCTCCTTCAGACGTTGATGGTCTGTCTTAGGTAATATAGCAGGTGGGTTGTCAGCAAACCTCTGTATGGTCATCTTGACGCTTCCCTTGGGTCTTCCTCTTCCTCGTTTTAGAGCTTCCATTTATCCTCCTTGGATGGTTTTAGCTTTTTCAGAATCTAGGGGGGTACACAAATATCTACCAACCCTACCCACCCCCTCCCCCCCCTGTGTTTCCATACAGCATAGGGTTTCTACTACTGTCTATCTATACAGCATAGGGTTTACCCTTAGTCAAAGGTTATGCGTTTTTTGCATAAAGTGTGAATGGGGGCGATGC